TGAGCCAGTCTTGAAGCTCGTGACAACAATAGAATTCCCTACGGCTGGCGTCCCGCAAGATATTTTATCACCATCATCTAAAGCGACGCCATCAAAATAGAATTTGTCACCGGACGCAGCTTTCAGATGGAACGCGCCCGCTCCGGATGTGCCCAAAACGACAATAAACGCCATGCCCGCAAAAGCTGTTGGAAGTGTGAGCGTCATGGCCGCTGTCTGCCCGTAGTTGTTTATAATCGTTGACCGGCATTCGTCCGCCGTAAGCGTCCCCGTGGACGCCTTCACGATTTCGCTATCTTCTCCGGGCAGGCGATCCGTAGACGCCCGCTCTTTGATCAGCCCGCTGTATTGGCACAATGGAAGTTTGATTGCCATAATCGCCTCTTATGCCAGCACAATTGGCGTCTGGAATTGGAAATTGATTTCCGTAGCCAAGACCGCAACCCCGATCCGCTGCACAACATTCCCGGAGCCGCTCGGAGCTGTCCCCGTAGCCTGTCCCGCAGTAGTCGCCAGAAACACCGGCCCTCCGGTCATGCCGGTGACACTTGTGTTGGCTCCCTCGAAATATACTGTCGCATCATTACCGCTTGTCACAGACGCCAATACGAAACCATGTGCTTCTTTTCCGCTGGTCGTGGCGTCGGCTTTTCGCACTTTCACTGTCCCGGAATCATTCCACACATTCACAAAATCACCGGCGGATAAACCCTCGGACGCCGGAATCGTTTTCGTATCCGCGCCCACGCCCGTAGGCATCATTGTCGAATCAAGCCTGCCGGAACCGTCCAGAGCGGCCAGTTTTCCAGAATCACCCGCGCCAGCGGAAGTGGTCACGCTGTTGACAATTGTCGAATCCAGAACACCATCCGCATTAAGCTCCGGGATTTTCCCGGAATCACCTGCGCCGGCGGAACTGGAAACACTGCTTTCCTCGGTGATCACGCCTGCATTATTTTTTAAGTATTTAGCCATGTTTTTTACTCCAATATGATCGGCTGCCGGATGTCCACGAACATCTTTGCCGCGGTCACCGGAAAACCGATTACCTGATTGAATCCGGACGCCGGCGGCGTCTGGGTTAATACGCCATTCAATCCCAGCCATATCAACAGGCCGGTATCCCAACTCCAAGACGGCTCTGTAATTTCACCACGCGTCCGCAAAGTCACCGCGGCCCCTGATTCCGCGGCCCCAGTGGAAACACCGATTACGCGCCCCGCGTGCGCCGCCGTACCGGAATCCGCATAGATTACGTTTCCAGACGCATTCAGCACGCCCGCCCGGTGCCCGCCGAACGAAACCCCCGCCACCAGGATAATGTCTAATGCTTCCATCCAGAAGCGTGATCTCCACCGGGACAATTTCTTGTTCTATGACCTGAACCGTCAAATCAGTCATGCCGTCCGCCTCGTGATATCCGTATGCACGGTCAATCTCCCGGCCAGCGCCGTATGAACCACGGTCTGGTCGCTGCTGACAAGCTGCACGTCATAATAATAACGGCCCGGATCTACATTGGTGGTGTCCGGCAGCAGGTTGATCGTTGCGGTATACAGTCCCGTATCGCTATCCAGCGCCACGGATGCGCTTTGCTGAATCTCCGCCGTCTCATCGGGATAACTGTCTTCCTTTTTCAACGTGAACCATGCCTTCCCCCCGTCGAACACGCCGGACTCCATCGTGACACGGATCACCCGGCTATCGCCCCGGTATATATCGGAAATGTTAGCCATTATCGATACGCCTTAAACTTACTTACGGCGTCCACCTCAAATGTCGTGAACGTCGCAAAAATGTTGTCGAATGAATTCCGGCTGCATTCGCCGGTGAAATTCGTATTGGGAAGTTTAAGCTTGTAAATCGCCTCTTCGGCCAGCTCGATCAATTCCTCGGCCAGGAGAAAACCGCTGTACTTCCGAATATTCCCGGAATCGACAACATCCTCGGAATACACGCCGGCCCCGATCCCGATTTCATACCGGCGCACCAGGCCGCGTTGATCGTACGACCGCCACACGTCCGATATCACGATATTCGGGAACGTGTCCGGCGGAACATGTTCGTCCATGCCGACCTGAATCAACACATCCGCCTCGAACTTGCTTTCCGCCCACAAGCGGATCGCCACGTCATCCGACAGGGCCGATGCGATGCTATCCAAAAGATTCGTCAAAATCATGCCGGGCTGTAATCCTTATTGTCTTTTCCGGTCTGATACCGCTCGATCGCCCGGAAGAATCGCTCCTCCAGACGGGCGGACGCCTTTTCACCAAATTTCCGGTAAACCGGTTCAAATATTTTTCGTTGCGGGATTTTGATCCGCGATGTTGTTTTCTTCCAGGGCCGGACAGCAATCTGATCCAGAGGCGGGCGGCGGCCTTGCTTGCGTTTGTAGCCGTCCATCAGCCGCCCCGCCATATGCTTGCGGGATCTCTTCGTCACTGGAATCGTGGCGCCGGTCTCCGCTTCCTCGGCGATTTCCTGCAATGCTCGCGTGAAATAACCGATCTCCGCCCGGTTCCCGTTTTTATCGATCTTGTACCGGACCATCGGCGCAATCCCCGCGTAGGGTTTCGCCTTGGAGTTGTACCCGCCCATCGCCCGTATTTTCCGGGTCATGGGGTGCATGGCCGGCCACCCTTCGCCGCCCTTTTCGATATACTTTCGAACTCGAGTCCGCAGATAATAAGTGGCCGATGACATGGCGGACTTCTTCGCCCGCTGGATATGATGGGGGAGGGCGTCCACATTCTCCATCGCCTCTTTCAGGCCCCGGGCGTCCAGTTCAAAATCCGCCATGTCATCTCCTGTAATTCGGCCGGAAATTCCGGTGGACTTCCAGCGTGCTGATATATCCGTCCGACGCCACGCGCCGGACGATCGTCCAGGTTTCGCCGTCTTTCGTGATCGTTTCCCCGCGCCTGGGCGCCGCAATATGGTCCGTCCGCACCACCGGAAACGCGGAATCCCGAACCGCCCTGTTCGCGGGCATATCTTCAAGATTCTCGCCTTCCGGCCATATCGCCTGAGTCGTCACCGGGTCCCCCGTTTCCGGGGCGTAGATGACTTCAACGGCGAAGGCGTCCGTGTCGAATATGATGTCGTAATCAGGCGTCAGCATTATTCGTCATACGGTGCGGAAGTCCCGCTCAGGTTCTGGATGAAATACCGGTAATCCGTGGCGCCGACTTCAACGTCCCAAGCGATCCGGGACTGAAACGCGACCCGGCTGTTCAAATACGCCTGGGTATCCGTGCCGAGAGTCACGTACTCCATCCGAAGTTTCCACTTTCGCTTGAATTGCCGTTTCGGAACACCCAAATACCAGGCGCTGGTGCTGATATCGTCGATTTTCGGAGACGATATCACCCGTTCGGCCGGAATCGGCCATTTGCCCATCGGACCATAGGTGTTGATGTCGTTGTGGCTTCCGCCCGGCAAATACTGACTGTTCAGAATCGTGAACGCAATCCCCTGAAGCGCCGTCGGAATCACCAGAACGACCTCCGACCACGGAATGTTGATCCGCTTGCCCCGGCTGTTGCGCATGTCATTCAGCACTTCCCGGGCGTTGTCCAGGTCGGTGTAATCCGCCAACTGGTTCCCCTGCACCTGTGTGCCGCTGGGCGCCAGAGTCCCCGGGGTATTCGCCGTGGCGCTGTACAAGCTGGTTCCGGTTCCGCCGGGCCTGTACACGTAGGGCTCACTGTCACTGGACCTTGAACCGTAATAATCGAACACCCGTTCGAGGGTCTGTTCTTCGATCCAGTCGTTTGCGATTTCGCCCAGAACGTTCAACCGGTTGACAATATCCGGGAGGTTGTTCTCTTCGATAGCTTCCGCCGTAATCGTAAACTTCCGGCCGTTCCTTTTGTGGCGGATCTCATAGGATTTCTCTCCGGTATGAATCTCCGGAAAGTCATCGCCTTCCTTGACTTCGCTGACATGCTTGTCCGCAGCCTCGACGCTACCGAACGTTGTCACTTTTTTGCTGTCTTCGAATTCGTAGACCAACTCCTGGCCCACTGTCGGAACCTGGTTGTAAGCCTCGTTCAACTGCGCCACAACCAGCTCGCCGGTCATGATCGGGAACGCGGCCGCGGTAATCGCCCGTTGCTTGCCCGCGATTTCCATCGTGCAATTCACGGGAACGTCGCACAAATTTTCGTACAGCGCCCGGATATTGCTGAGCTTGCTGAGCTTGAGCGATCCGCTTTCAACGCCGGCCTGAATTTTCTTGATGAAATCATCCGGCTCATTCCGGGCCATCATGCCGATATCATAAGCGCTCAGCCCGCGATTATGACGAACATTAGATGTAAAAATCATTGTCTTTCTCCTTTTATGTATGCGTAGGAAAGCTTTCCAGCTTGTCGCGCGCCCTGAAACGGGCGCCCTACATTTTACGCTTCGATGTCAATGGCTCCAGTCGCATCGGCCGCGCTGGTGATCGTCGCCACACCGGCCCAATCGCCGTTTCCGTCCGCAATCACTTCCAGGGTGTCGCCGATTGCGTCCACGGTGACATCCTTGTCGTCCGTCTGCTTCGCGCCCTCGACATACACGCCGCCCGCGGCCCCCGGAGCGAATCCGTGATCCTGAGCCACAAACGCGACCGCCTTGAATTTCGTCCCTGCGGGCGTGGATTGAGGCAGCGTATGAATCGACGCCGCCTCCGCGCCCGTATTGAAAATAGTCAATCCGCTCATTTCCGGATAAAGGGTCAATGCGCTGGCGCTGGTCACGAACTTTTCCGTCCCCCATGCCACGCCGGTCTTGATCAATCCCCAATACGTACAGGCGGGGTTGAACGTCACGGACGCATATCCGCTGGACGGAACGGTGGTTCCACTGGTCGGAATCGTTCCATGCGAAAACTGCCGGGCGACCGGAAAACCGGTGGCGCTGTAAGTCAGTTTCTGGCTGTTGGACGCGGTCAAAATGAAACGGTCGCCCACGCCCAGACTTCGAGCGGACGCGATTTCGAATTCGAAAACGTCTTCCGGACTTAGCGTGTAAAACTCGATATACCGGATCGCATCGCCGCTTTTCTGTTCCTGCTTGGCGATCGCCAGCGCATAGATAAAATCGTTGACTGCGCTGACCGGCTCGAAATAACCGCTGGTTTTGTTGTAGGCGCAAATTTCGCCTATTTTGATTTCCTGATCGCTTCCGGCCTGGACCTTTCCAAGGGTCACATCCGGGTTCCCATCCTTCGATTTGCTATACAGAAAAGGGTCTCTGTTTGTCGCCGCCATGGTTTTTCTCCTTATTTAGCACCCTGGAAAGGGCGCTCTACATCTTTTTTATGTGGGGTAAACTTTCCAGTTTGCCGCTTTTAGTTGATAGTCAATGCGGGCTGCATAATTCCCGCCCAGAACTGGTCGTCCGTCACATTCCGGAAAGACAGGCCCCGGGGTTCGTCCGGCTGTTCCGGAGTATGCCCGCCATTATCCCGGGCGTCGAAATGAACCGCGCCTTCGATAATCGTCTGATAAATTTCCCGTTCGCTCCGGCCCTCAAAAATCATTTCCGCGACTTTCGATTTCATTTCCGCCGACACCGCCCCGGCCTGGCTGAGCAAATTCCGGGCGGATTCCACGGAAACGGTCAAGCCGTCCGGTTCGTCCGGCGGATTGGGCTGTTGCGGCGTCCGGGCCGCTTCAATCGCCTGTCTGATCCCGGCCAGCTCCGACCGGATCAATTCTTGAACTTCTTCCTTTGTCATTTTCCTGCTCCTTTGGTTGATAAATTGGATGTGGTCAAGAGACCGGTTCACGCCCACCGAATGATCCGCCGGAATCGGCGTCAGGGATATTTCATAAGGCGTCCAGCGAGTCGCGATAATACCGGGCCCCCGGTATCCTTCCCATTCTTCGCCGTCTTCCAATCGCCGCCCCGTTTCAATCACGTAGCCGACCGAAACACCCCGAAGGCTGCCGCTCCGCACCTTGGCGAACGCCATATTCCCCGTTTCGTCATCGTCAAAATGAAACCGGGCGTATCCGCGCCGGTCACCGCCCAGGCGAACATCCGATATTCTCCCCACGATCTGGTTGGGGTTATGATTCAAAAGACCGGAACCCATCGCCTCCAGCCGGGTCAAATCGACATTATCCTCGCCATGCAACAGCACCTCGTTTCCGAACCACCGCATATACGGCGTCTCACTGCTGAACGACAAATCCACATACCGGGCGTCTTCCCGCTCCGGGGCCGCCTCTATTCTAAATGACCGATAAAACAGTCCGCTCATCTTCGGTATCCTCTTCTTCAGGTTCTTCTTCGGTTTCTTCTTCGGATGGAACGGCGGACGCCGGCTGCTGCTTGAACTTGATCCCGTCCCGCTCCTCCATCTCCTTGATCTTCTTCAATTCCCGCGCCCGTTCGCTCAGCCAGTCGTCAAAATCACGCCCCTGGCTGGCCAAAACACTGGATTGCGTGTCAAACCCCTCGTCCACATCGATCTTTTTACCGCCGGCTTCCTTGACCGGGTCCACCCACGTCCAGCCGGGCGGAATCCATTGATGATCCAGCCAGTCATCCCGGCGCATATCAAATCCCAACGCCCGGACAAGCCGGAAACTGATCGCCTGGCACGCCGCATTTTCGTACGTCGGCCCGCAATAATCGCTGATCAAATAAGCCTGGCGGATTCGGCAGGACAGATAAAACTGGAGCAACACCGTCCTGGCGTTGCTGTAATTCATCCCGTCCCATTTTTGGGAAAATACTTCCGGCGGAATATCCAGTGCGTTGGCTGGTCCCCGGATCAACTGGTCGATATAATCCCCGAACGATTGGTTCGGGCGGCTGGGATTCAGAATCTCCGCGCTCTCCCCCTCGTTCAAATAATGCCATTTGCCCGGAGCGAACTCATGTATCCGGCGCTCCCGGTTCTGCTTTGTATTCTGGTTCCAATACCCCCCTGGATTCTCCGTTTTCACGATACCGGTCAGACAGGCGGATTCCAGGGCCGCCATTTTTTCGGCATCCATATACCGCTCCAGATCCTGAATATCCCGTAGGCCTGCGGCCCAGCGGGAAAAACCCCGAAGTTGTTCCGGGCGGGACGGGTCAAATAAATGAAGTACTTTCTTGCAGCCGTTCGCATGGTAGGCGGAAATTTCTTCAAATGCGGAATCATGAAACTGATAACTTTCGCCGGGATGTTGTTTCAAAATAAAATAAGATTCCGGAACGCCTTCGTCGTCGTACCGGATTCCCTCACGGATTCTTGGATTGTTAATTTCACTCGGGGGGGTTCTGAGCCGGTCGGCCTCGACAACTTCCTGGCAATACGGAATATACCGGGTTTTTCGCCTGGAATCCCTGCCGATCACCAGGATCTCCCCGTCCCGCTCCAACGCTTCTTGAATGATTCCCTGAAGCCGGTAGCCATTATGAATCAGGCGAACGTCAGCCTGTTTCATCCACCGTTTCATGAATTTTTCCATATCCCGGTTAAACGTCTCGGCCATGCGTTCATTAATTTTCGGCGTAGGGTAGGGCGGCTTTTCATCCGCTTTCACTCGAGCCTGGAACCGGATTCCCTGGCCCACCACGTTATTCCGGATACGCCGGATAGGCCCGGCCACAAAACCATTGTTGTATTCCTGGCCGCGCACATGATTTCTGAGCTCCGTTCGACGCCCGCGACCCCTCCAGAGCCTCAAACGACCGCTCCTCCAGTTCGTTCAATCGCTTGATCGACCGGCGGGCCATTTCTCGTTTGAGCGCCCACTGCGGCGCAATCTTTTCAAGCCAGCTCATCGTCTTACAAAACTCCCATAGGACACCGGGGCCGGCGGGTTTTCCGGGTCGCCCCCGAGCCGCGCAATCTCACCGCGAAGCCGCCGGCGTTCCGCATACAATGCGGACAGGTCGCCCATTCGGTGGCTGTATTGCCCGGTCTGCCAGCTCTGGCCCTTCTCGGCCTTTTCAATCGCGGTCTGGATTCGTCCCAGATCCGCCTGCAAATCAGACAGGCCCATTCTTATTCTCCACGACTCCGTCTTTCGGTTCCGGCCGGTACACCACCACGCCGCATTGCCAGCAGTTCACCGTCTGGTCTCTGTACTTTCCGAACAACCGCGTGACGGACCCGCACGAGGGGCAGCGCAGATCCGTCACGGGCTGGAAGGAAGTACGATTGACACCGCTGGCTAAACGGTTTTGGAGGTCGTTTCTCATGCGCAACCTCCGGGGCATTCGATCGTCGGTTCAAAACCGGTGATTTCACCAATGGCGTATTTTGCCCAGGATTCAACATCCAAAGCATCCTCGCCGCTGTTAATTAGCTTCATGGAATCGTAATAAACCTGGTTGATCGTTTGATAATCATGACATTGGCGAATCGCAGCCAGACAATATTCATAAATGCGGCCAGACACCTTTTTCGGAGCCGGATCCCATGTTCCATCAGAATCCAGGCGCCGGTAGGTGCATTCGATCCGGGTCAACGTCAAATTTTCACATCCCGTTTGCGCCGGTTCAGCCTGGTTTTTTTCGGATTCGGCCACATAGGTGTCATCATCGCTGCACCCGGCCATCAGACCAATCAAAATCAACACGCAGCACAAGGCGGCAAGGGCATGAAACAGGCATTTTTCACGTTTGTTCATCGGGTTTCGCTCCATATCCTCAAAATATTGGCGAACGCTTTCAAACGATGCGCCCGCCGGTCGTTCAAATACGATCCGATCAGCGGCTGCGCCATATCAAAAACGCTCAAAAAGGTAGAAATACTCAGGCGGATTTTTTCCGGGTCCCCCCGGTCGATAGATTCCATCGCAGATTCGTACAACACAATCAGTTGACCGTCGAATTGCTTCAAGGATTCCCAATCTTCCGGCGGGATCGAATCCCGGGCCGCAACCACAATGCCCCGCGCCCGGACATATTCCGCCTTGACCAGTTCCAGATCGTTTCGAGTCAATCCGTACCAGTCCGGAGTCATCCAGGAACACCCGGAAACCGAAACCAAAATCGCGATGGAAAGAATCAATCGTTTCATGCCTGAAACAATACCACGGGATTTCGGCCAAAACCGGTTCTGACTCGAACCGGCACGGTTCTGACTCGAACCGGCACGAAAAAAACTCGAACTGACACTTGACATGTGAAAATAAAAGGGGATTTTTAAGGGGATTTTTGGAAGAAAATTTCAAAAAAAACCCCCGAGGAATCCTCGGGGGTTCATTCAATCACACCGGCGGCTGATGCGCCCTGATGATTAACCGATATTTTTACGGGCGCGTTCTTCTTTTTCCCGCTCTATTTCTATCTGTTTGTAGACTTGCTCCAGCATGTCGGACTTTTTTCGGCATTTTTTTTGCTCGGCCGCCCACGCATCGTATTTTTTTATGTGCTGTTCAAGCCTGTCGGCGAGGCCAGACCTTCTGACCGGATCTTTGCATATATTGAATTCATGAACAAGCGCATTATACGCCTTGGAATCAATACCCTCAAAATTTCTATGTAAAGCCTCCTCATACTTCTGCAATTATACTTCTGCAATTTTTGCGTTTCCCTACACCACCGGATAAATAACAAATCGCTCACCCTTGGCATCACCATTGATTCTTTTTCAATCCAATCTATTAATTCCGCCTTTGTAAAATCCTTCCAATACATATCGCCTCCTATTCCATATTTCCCCTCACCGTTCGAATTGACAATCGCATATCCACCCATTTGTTCCGCCGCAGTCCTCGCAAGCAATTCCCAACTCGGTACGGTATGAATTTTCAATCTTATACGCTCTTTGAGCCGGTGAAATCCCATCCGCCCATTGAATCGTCACACGAATCGGCCTTGTGGCGTTGTTCGGGTTCGGCATCATATCGAACTCCAAATAATTTTCGACGTTCGCCTCATCCAAAACGGCCGCGAATTCATCCGCAATCATGTATACTTCGGGATGTTCCAACAATATTTCGATCTTATTCCCGCTAAACTCGACACGCTGTAATTTGCCGCTCGAAATATCTTGCCCCGGAAATTCCCGTTTCATGATTTGCCTTCTCCTCCACGCAAACCACGCCCCCGCCATTTTATCCACCATTCTTATCATA